TATATTATCTTCTAATTGTTTATCATCACCAATTTCTGCATCTACTGATGTTACTACTTCAGTTTCTTCACCATCCTCAAATATTCTTACTTGTTCTACACCTAATCCACCAGTATATCCATTACAATAAAGTATCTCTTCAAATGTAGTTAGAATATCTGATTGTTTTGGTTCAATCACATTTTTAAGGAATAGTGCCTGTGCTTCTAACATTTCTGTTCTTCCTCCCAACTGTCCTTCGGTTTTAATTCCTAATAACATTGGAGATACGATACGATGTGATGTTAAAATCTTTTGAGTAACCATATCATTAACAGTAGTATAATAACCATCAGCTCCGTTCTGTGGAATGGGAGTGATGATTGGTGCCTCATCCTTATTTGCCACATCCATATAAATAAGAGAACCTGCGTTATCACTTCCTGCATATGCTTGTCTTAATTGTCTTTCAATTGTTTCTCTATCTTCTGCATCCGCATTGGTGAAGGTTGTAATAGATAGAGATGGTGCAAGACCATTCTTTATGTTGTTTGTGTGGAAATTATCTATTTCCGCATCTAATGAAATAATGTTTAACCCTCCTTGGTAATCAGGTAGTGGATAATATTTCATACCAGGTCTGTAAGGGTTAAAGTAATATAATTGTGATGGAGAAGTTCTATCCAATTTGTTAAATCTTGGTAAGAATACCATATCATCATCACTTACTCTCAATCTTCCTTTATTTTCAAATTCAGATGAAACAAAGTAACCAGGTACAATTCCTCTCTCATTACACTTGTGAGCTCTTACATAAGAAAAATCAATATGATAAACATCTGTAATCTTTGTTCTATCGTTTGACCATATAATTTCTAATGCGTATCCACCAAAGATAGCTCTATCTAAAGCAACTTTCTTAAAGATATCGTTCCAAGATTCTCCATCTCTGTTTGCTCTATCTAAAATACTCTCATCTTCTGCAGTTAAACCACCACCAACAATAGCATCAGCTATTGAATTGATTGCAGTTGAACTGATTGATGATTTGTTGTATAATTCTATAATATATGATGGGAAATCATTTGTTTCACCATAATATACGATTTTTCCTTTATCATCTTCAAATACTCTTGATGATGGGTATAATGCTTCACCATACTTGGGAATAATCATTAATTTATGTTTGTTTAATTTTTTCATCTGTTATCCTTGATAAACTGTATATGTTGCATTCTCATTAGATGATATATAATTCTTCTCAATGGGTGAAACTGACCCACTTATGAATACTCTATCTTGGTATTTTAAAGTAGAAATTGAAGTAATTTCATTATAGGTAATACCACCTTCTGCTCCAGCATAACTCCATATTTGTGGTGTTCCTGTCCAAGTTGTACTAGTTGTTCCCCATACTAATGCTGAACCTGTAATTTCTGGCCCATACCATACTTCTAAATTGTAGGTAGTTCCTGGTAATCCTTTAACTACACTTGAAGTGTAATCTGTTGAGGAAGATATATCAAAACTTAAAACCTCCCAACGAAGATTGTTTGTATCTTCGGTGGATGATGTGGTAAAAGTGATACTTGCTAAATCAGTATCATTTTCTAAGGTAGGGTAAATTACAATATTGTAAACATAACCATTTTCATAAGAACTCGTTACAAGAGGTGTATCGGTTTCTTTTTGGTAGGTTATGGTATTTGTTTGGTTTTCTTTTAAAGTAATCATATATCTCCTTAAAATAAGAAATAGGGGGGTATAGAACCCCCCTTATTCTTAAATTGCTTATTGTGAAATAGTAATACCTGTTAATACAGTACTTAAATCAGCACCCGCAATAGGAATTGCTGGTTCTGGTTCTTGAGCTGTAAAGGTTAAGGTATAACCATTAGCATCTCCAATTGCAGTTCCTGTTTGACCCTGTCCTCCATTAAGTTGAGCCCCATACACTTTTCCAACATAAAAGAATTTATCACCTTCAGTACCTGCGTTGTTAGTTTCAACAACGATTTTCAGGTCTGGATTCTGTGCTAATACTTTCATTTGATTTCTAAGTGCTGATTGCATCTTTAGGAAAACAGCATTTATAGTAGACTCGTAGAAAACTGTTCCATTCTCAGTTGAACCATTAATGGTTTCTGTGAAATCAGAAGTTCCTCTGGTCAAGTCAAACTGATAAAATATTCCATCACCACTTAAGTCAGTAACTTCACCTGAGGTTTCAGTTACTCCACTTTCTGGTAATGAGCCAGACAGGATATACAATGTCTTGATTCCACCTGCGTTATCTCTACATCCGAGAGAAAAACCTGCTGTAATATCACATGCCATAATTTATATCCTTTCTTTAGTTATTTAATCAGTTATTATAAATTGTTAGTCACCCAGTATTCTGGGAATGCTACTTGTACACCTAATTTTGTTACAATTCTGTGTTTCAATTGGTCACCATTGATATCATACCAAAGTTGGAAGTTATCCAAATCAGATACTAAATCAGTACCGATTACGATATGTCTTGCTGGACCCATTACGATTCTATCAGTACCTTGTAATCCAACAGTACCTACGATTGTAAGGTTAGCAAATGGGTGTCTCATTGACATTAAAGAACCTCTGTTCTCAACAGCTGCTGGGTCAAACCAGAAGTTGTTTGCTTTTCTCAATCCAACGATGTATTTTCTAAAGTTAGGAATTGACATAAATACTGTCAAGTCATCTCTATCTTGTACATCAACTGCTAAAGATTCTAATTGCTCATCAATGATATCTATGATGTTATCAGATGTTGGAGCTGATGAAGATACAAAAGTTGCACCTGAACCAGAAGCCAATAAAGTGTTTAGACCATCAGTACAATCTCCAGCTGCAACTGTTGCAGTCCAGATAAACTCATCATTTTTCTTTTGGAAGTTAGCTACCAATTGAGAAGTATATTCTTCTACAAATGCATAAGTTTCAGGGTAAGAACCATTTGGTCCTAACAACCCGATGTATTTAGAATCTAAATCTCTAATACATAGTCCATCGTGTGAACTTCTTTGACACACTAGAATATCTCTTTGTGTGTAAGTTACTGAACCTGAAGGTGTAGTTACACATCCTTGTCCGTCTTGGATTACTAAATCCACTTCTTGTAAGTTAAGAGGTTCTTTATATTTGATTCCCTCTTTTACAGTCACATATTCTGCAGTTGAACCAGCAATAACCGATTTTACTAGTAATTCACCAGCAAGTTCGTTATTGAAGTTATCAAGTGCAGTTACATTAAATCCTGCCATAATTAATTTCTCCTTTTAGTTCTTCTTACGAAGTTTCAACAATCTCTCAAACTGTGCTTTCTTTTTAGCATCAGCTGGGTTATAAGATATATCAGTTGAAGTTTCTCTACCGTAAGTTGATTTTTTGTTAGTAATTGTTTTTTCAGTTGCTGGTGCAGCGTTAAACTGTTCCTTAACTGAGTTAATTTCACCCATTAATTCTTCTTTCAAAGCGGTGAATTGTTCTTTGAATTCTCCTCCAATCATTTGGATAAGTGCTTCGTGTAGTTCGTTGATGTTAACTTCTGAAGATTCTCCTTCGAATTCTTCTTCTGTTGATTCAACTTCTTCACTCATTTCTTCTTCACTTTCTGCTTCAACTTCTGTTGCAGTGGCTGAGGTAATTACACCTCCTTCCGTTGTGATAGTAATATCACCTGCAAGTGCGTGGGTTCCATCTGGTGCTGGTATATTACCATCCTCAGTTACCACAAAAATCTCAATTCCTTCAGTCAACTCCTCACCTGGATAAGATAAGGTAAGTTCACCATCAGCAGTTGTGATTTCGCCAAAAGTTTCTTCAGTAGTTTCTTCTGCTAGTGTTTCTTCAACAACTTCTTCAGATGCAGTTTCTACTACTTCTTCTGATAATTGTTCTTCAACAACAGTTTCTTCTACTTCGGGAGCATCTACTAAATTGAAATGTTTTTTCACTAATTCTTTTAGTGCGTTTTTCATAATAAACTCCTTTTTGGTTATTTAATCTGTGATTCAAACGAACCTATCTCAGCCTTCGAGTCAACAACTACCAACGTTTTACCATTAGTCAACTTGTATTCTCCATCTGGCATTATAGCCTTTCGTTCTCCATCTTCTAAAATAAAAACAACATAAGATTTTTCATCGATGACTATTTCAGTTCCACCTTCTGTTGTTCTATAAAAGAATCTTTGTTTAGATGCGTTAATCATGTAATCAGCAAACATCCCCTCTACCGAGAATCCTTTTACTAATCCAGTCTTAACATAATCTTCCCAAACATCCTTATTTCTTACTTTCATTATACCGAACCAAGTACCTTTATCGTACTTTTCTCCGGTCAATGCGTATGATTTATCTTTTTCTGAATCATCCACAAGCCAAGATTCAACTAATGTAATATCTTTTAGTTTCTCTTCTTCTGAATGTTCGTAATTTACTTCTCCTTGGTATCCTTGTTCCAAGTATTTATATGATATCTTCTCAATGGTATCTGGTGAGAAATATACATAATACTCACCATTAAAATCATCATAACGATAGATGAGTTTATTTGGAACCATTAAAGGACCAGCAATCAATTGTTTTTCTTTGTTTGCTTCTGCAAAGTTAGAGGTAATGGTATTTGATGTCTGTGCTACATCTGCTCCATTAGGATTTCTGTTCATTGTAGGAATTGGATTCTTTGATGTTGCTGCATCTACTGATTCTTCTGTTTGTTCAATCTTCTTTCCTTCTTCATTCTTAAACAACTTTAATCTCTGCCACCAATGTCTGCATCCATATGAACCTTTGTAAGTAAAGATATCGTAAATTCCAAACTCACTATTCTCTCCTTGAACTGTAAGATTGTTGATATCTTCTTTTCTGTATATAAGGTTTGCCTTTCTCATTCTTGAACAGAAGTTTCTGTTCTTTGAGTCTAAAGGACCTTGGTAAGAATATCTGATTTGGAATTTTCCATAATCCTCAAGTGAAGAAAGCTCAGGTTTAGAACTTATAGCGAACTCCTCTTCACCTACTTCTTCTATAGTCCAGCCTTGAGCTTCTAATTCTTCACGAGATTCTCCTACCTCTAAGAGTTGTTCTAAGATACCATCTTGTCTATCTTGTGGTAAATCTTCTATATAATTTGTGGAAAAGTAATCATCTAAGATTAGTTCCAATACATCTTCATCTGAATAGTTAGATTTCTTATATTCTTCTTGTAGTTTTTCTCTACGAATTTGTTCTAACTTTCTTTGTGCCCATTCAACTCCAGCATCTCCACCCCATGCTAACCACATTAATCTACCACATCCATCTCCTAATTCTTTCTTAGAATTTTGTCTGTGTCTTTCAAATGCAGCCATTCTAGCTATGGTATCTTCTGAAATTGGTTCTCCTTTTGCTAATTGATTTGCTCTTTGCTTACCAACTGGTGTACCACAAGAACCCCAACCATTTTCATCTGCCCATCTTAATGCTATCTTAGCATTTTCTTGAGCTTGTTTGGGATAATCTGAATAAGATTCAAACTGTTCTTTGAAGTACATAAATGGTAATTCAATTGCAGGTGATTCTACCAATGCAATTGCATCTACTCCGGACTCTAAATCAAACTCTTCAATATCAAGTTTAACTATCTTGGGGGATTTTAACATAAGTTTTCCTTATATACTTTATAGTATTATATAAGAAATACCTATTTGGTTAAGCGGCTACGGTTCTTCTACTCTTAATCTTAGCATCAGCCTCTAAAGCATTACGAGTATCTCCACTTACTGTGTATGCTCTGACACAAGGTTGAGCATCTATTTCTTGTATAGAATCAGCATTTTGAACGGCTGCTGTGGAAGGAGTAGCTCCTCTTGAACCAATATTTGGTGTTCTTGGCATATCTACTGACCCACCACCTACACCTTTACCAGCTTTCTTTGCTCCTCTTACGGCAGAAACAACTGCTCCGATTATACCTGCTGCTTGAACTGCATATGCAATAAGAAGAGGAATGTTTTGTGGGAAACCAACAGCCGCGGTTTTGGCTGCACCGGTTGCAGTTGCAACAGTTGCCTCACTAGCTTTTAAGGATGCAAAAGTAATTGTAGATTTCGCTTCCATAATTAATTCTTTTGCAAGTAGAACTTGTTTAGCAATCAACGCTGCTCTACCTACTGTTGATTCAGCACCTGCAATTGCAATGACATTATCTAATGAATTCTGTCTTGCAATATCCAACTTTCTTTGTAGAACTATACTTTGTTGAATAAATGCTTCTCTTTCTTCTAAACTTCTTTTATCAATGATTGCTTTGTTTATTGCTGCACCTGATTCAACTTCTATCTCTGCGGTTTTTAATTCTGCTAATCCAGCAACTTTAACTGCATTCAGAGCAGTAATCTTTTCTCTTACCTTTTCTGGTTCTTCTCCTTTAGAAGCTTCATCTCTAATTCTTTTTTGTTCTGCTGCCTCTAATGCAAGTAATTCAGTTTCTTTTTTGAAGATTTCTTCTTTCTCTGCATTGGATGCTCTGAGATTTGCAAGTTCTTCTTCTATGAGTTTCTTTCTTAACTCGTATAATTCTCTCGCAGATTCTCCTGCAGCCTGTGCAATAGCAATCTCTCGTTCTAATTGTGAAATGGCTTCTGATGTAGTTTCTACTATTGCCATCTGTGCTCTTTCTGCTTCATCAGGTAAAATACCTAAGAATTCTAACACAGGTCTTGCAGCATCAAACAATTGGTTGAATGTATCTTTTATTCCTTGTATTGCTTTACCTACAAATGGGAATGCGTTAGCGGCTTTCTTAACTGCTTTGGTTATATCATCCCAATAAGCAACTACTGTACCTAATAGAACTACAAATGCTCCTACACCTGTTGCAACTAATGCAATTCTGGTTGTAGAACCAAATAGTTTAGCAGCAATACCTGATTTCTTAAATGCTATTGCTACTTGGGATAAACCTTCTGACATATCCTTTAACCCAATTGCGAATGCAATAGCGTTTGCGGCTTGTCCTTCTAAGAACTCTAACTTCTCTGATTCTATACCAAGTAATCCAAATCCACCTACAACAGATGCTACTGAACCACCTAATATCTTGGTAGCACCATCCATCGCCATAATTTTATCTTCAAACTTTAATCCTTCAATTGAATTATTAATGTTTTGGATTTCTGCATCAACTCCTTGTGCAGCTTTAGCTAAGTTCTTAAAGTCCTGTGAACGAGGGTCAAGTTCTTTTAACTCTGCATTTAACTGTTCAGCTGATTGTTCTAAATCTGCTAAAGTCTTTGCTGATTTAGAATCATCAATAATTACCTGATAACGAATTTGTTTCTCTGCCATATCACTATATTATATTTTGTAATTCTCTGTGGTATAATTCAACCACAATCATTTAAAGTATATAAGTCTATATAAGTAGGGTTTTACTACATAAGTTCATCGTAGTTACCTTTCATGATTTTACCTACTTATTATGTTTTTTTTCAAATTTAAGGGG